TACTTATATTCAATTATTCCTTTTTTTCTTCGTTCTTCATTAAAATACTAACTATTTTAATAATAAAATAAAGGTTCATTTTTTAAGTATATAAGTAGATGTATTAGAGTTAGTAGTTTGATTAGATGTAGTAGATGTTTTAAACGTGTTAAAAAGTACTTTAATTGCTTTTATAATCCGTCTTCATTTTAGCAGGTCAAAAACATATTGAAGCATCAACGTGCTTCAGTCTATGCTATGCCTCCCATTTTTTTAATATTCTTCTATTATTTTTCATTTTTTTTTGAATTATATATTCATTCTTTTTTGTTTTTAATAACCTTTTTTTTGTAATTACTGTAAAATAATTACTCCCTAACTTCGTAGATAATATATGTTATCTACATAGTATTTCCAATAATTGGTAGGGTTGTTTTACGTTTCAACATGCCTTTTATAGGGAATTGTGGCGGGGGTGTCCCCAACTCTCGCACCACTGATAAACCCCAGACTCCACCTATTTAGATTATCTTCTATTCTCTCTTGTTTTTACGCCTTTACTTTTGTTTCTTCGTTTTATCTTCATTAGAATTCTTAATGATAATCATTTTTTTCTATCACTAACCTACTAAATTATTAAAAACTCTTATTAAACTTTGTACTTTTTATTTATTTAAAATACAATTATGATTTCAAAAACTTACCTCTAAAAGACATAAAAAATCACTTGTTTTTATCTTCTTTTTTACTCTCATTTTTTCTCAACTTCATAACTTTTTATGTCTTTTTTCTAACCTTTTTATAAAAATTATTATTTTTATTTTAGAAAAACGACCGTTCAAATATCGTTTATTTTCGTCTTAACGGGAAAACGGGAAAACGAATAATGTTTTCAACAATTCTTACTGTTATTTTATTAAGTTATGATTACTTTAAATCAAAAACAGTACAAAGTAAAAAACCATCAAAACTAGTAGTGATCAATGTTAGATGATAGTTTTTAAAGACACTCTTAGCTCATTGTAGAGCTTTTTCATACATACTTGATAACTTATATATCTGTTGATATAACGGAGCATAACGAGGGAATATGGAAGTCTAATAGATAGTCTATATTTTATATATGATGATGTTAGGGGGAGTCTTTTTACGCTTGATTAAGTATTTAAAATATATGTTATATTAATTAGTTTATTTTTATAATCATATTTTAACGAATAGGTCTGAGAGTTCCAAAATTGGCTCTAGAAGTCTTTTATGTATTCACCTATACAAATATATGCTTCTTATAAGATAATGCTTTTAAACACCTTTTAAATGCTTAAGATAACTATTCCTTTCTTCTTTACCTTGACAAATTCAAAATAATATGATACAATAAAAATATAAATAGAAACTTTTTAATATTTGACATAACTAAAATATTATAATATAATGTTTAATAATAAAAATTAATTCAAATATTTGACCACTTTCTAAAACTCATATTATATATATAATATATATATTATTAGACTATTTTAGAAAATGGTCAAATATTTAAAGGAGGTGTTTTTAATGAAAATAGAAAATCTTCAGGAAGGAATGATAGTTAAAAATTATAAGGAATTAGCTGAGTTGTTATGTATTCCTGATACAGGAGGAAATGTTAAAAAAAAATATTTAAAGGAACTTCAAAGATATATAAAATATCACCAAGAAGGTCATAGATTTATTATTGATAAAATTTATAATAGACCTAAACAAAAAAAAGATAATAGAGGGAGAAATCTTAACAGTCATAGCAATCAAAATGGAGCTTATGGTAAATATATTCGCTTATTAATTCTAAATATGTTAGCACAAAATTCTGAGAACATGATAAGAATTGGAATACTTAATATGTTACAAGAATTAAATATGATAAATACAAATTATAGACTTGGTAATTATAACAGAGAAAAAATGGCAAAGTATCTGGGTATGGATATTCAATTTATTCATGAATTTTATGATACTAACACTAATAAGTTGCAACAAACTGTAGAGAGAACTTTAAATAAATTAATGAAGAATGAATGTTTAATTTTTTGGAGTAATATAAAAATGATTGGTGTAGGTGCAAACTATAAAGAACGACAGGCAACTGATAGTGAAGTTAAATTTATATTAAACTGTGAAAACGAAATATTAAAAAGTATGAAAACAACTGATAAAAGATATATATATCTTACTAATAAAAAAGAAGAGTTTTATAATAAACTTAATAAAAGGTTAAAAGAAAAAGGGATCAAATATTCTTATAATGCCTATAAAATTATTTTTGCTGATGAAGTATATAAAAAAAATGAACAACTTAAATATAAATTAGAATTAGAAGATGAAATGTTTAATAAAAAAGAATTGAATAATACAATATGTTTGAATTATGTTAAAAGTGCTGTAAATAGACATAATAAAGCTGTAAAAGATCTTAAATACTTTTTTAGCACTCTTCCTGACCCTGAAAAGTGGGGAACTTTAGATCCTGATACAAAAATAGGTATAAGTAAATATAAACGAATATTAGCTGATGAAGATTTTATAAAATTTAATAAAGAGCTTGTTGATATTTGTATTAATGATTCTAGTAAAACTGTTAATAATTTACTTCAATAATTATTAAGAAGGAGAGTCATATTGTTGGAAAATATAGTGAGATTAAAGATTAAACCAGTGTATCAAGTGTATTACAACAACGAAAATAATTTTGGTATTTATTCTTGTTTTAATTTAAACAAAGATAATAAAAAAATTACTATATTAGGTAATATGCCAATGCTTGAGATTGATAGTGAGTATACAATAAATTGTATTCCTCAAGAGCATGAGAAATATGGGTTACAATATAAAGTAGTTTCTTTTACATCTTTAGACTTTTTACCTCCTGAATATGAACAAGATTTTTTAAGAATATTAGTAACAGATAATCAGTTTATAAATATAATTGAAGTTTATCCTAGACCTGTTAGTGCTATTGTTAACGCTGAATTTGATTATAATAAAGTACATGGAATTGGAAAAACCACTTATGATTTAATAAAGAAAAAAGTAGAAGAAAACTTATACCTTATGGATGCTTTGGTAAAGTTAAGTGAATATGAAATTACTATTAATCAAATCAAGAAGATTGTGAACTATTATCAAAGTACTATTGAGGCTGTCAAACAAATAATTAATAACCCCTATGTTTTATATAAATATGTTGATGGGATAGGTTTCAAAACTGCCGATAAAATTGCTTTATCAAAAGGAATGGTTAAAGATGATTTAAAAAGAATTGAAGCGGCAGTGTTTTACTGTTTAGAACAAAATGAAGCTCAAGGTAGTACTTATATGCAGATTAATGATTTAATAAATCAAATAGTTAATTTATTACAATTATCTTACGATGATATTGTAGATAAAGTAAATAAAGTTTTAGCTAACAAAATAGACTTCTTTTATATTAACAGTAAAGTTGCATTAAGAAGAACTTTTGAATGTGAGAAAGAGATTGCTGAATCGCTGATAAAATTAGACAGTACTCTAGAGTCTACCCTATATAGCTCCAAAGAAGAATTGCAGAAAGAGATTAAAAAGATTGAGAATAGTATTGGAATCATATATACTGATGAACAAAGAGAATTGTTTTATCAGTTAAATTCTCATAACGTAATCCTATTAACTGGTTATGCAGGTACAGGAAAGACATTATTATTAAAAGGTAGTCTGAAGTTATTAAAAAATAAAGGATTAGATTATATGCTAATGTCTCCCACAGCTAAAGCCGCTAAGGTTATGGAACAATATACAGGGGAAAAGGCTAGTACTATTCATAGAGGGCTTGCATGGACTCCTGAAGGATTTATATATAATCAATTTAATCCTTTAGACACAGACGTAGTAATAGTAGATGAAGCGAGTATGATGGATATATTTTTATTTAGAAATTTATTAAGAGCTATTCCTACAGGAACTAAATTATTATTAATAGGAGATCCTGCTCAATTAGAATCTGTGGCAACAGGGAATGTTTTATATGATTTAATTGCTAGTGAAGTGTTTGCTACAGTTAAATTACAAACAGTGTTTAGACAAGCCTTAGATAGCGGAATATTGCAGGGCGCTACAAGTATACGCCAAGGACAAAAGTTTTATGGTAATGCAGAAAATTTTTTTGAGTGCGGTGTTAAAAAAGATTTAAAGATCTGGTTTAGTGATAAAGATACTATGATGTCTAAATTAGAAGTATTGTTTAAAGAATGTTTAAAGGATTATAGAGTTGAAGATATAATGATTATTTCTCCCATAAAACGAAGTAATACTGGAATAATAGAGATAAATAAAATGATACAGCAAATATGTAATCCTCCTTTGATTAGTAAAAATGAAATAAAAATAGGACAAATAATTTTTAGAGAAAATGATAAAGTAATGAATGTTAAAAATGATTATCATGCTATATGGTTAGATAAAGATTATAAAGAGATAGATGATGATAAAGGGGTTTTTAATGGGGATATAGGTACAATTGTTAAAATTGAAAATAAAAACATTTATGTAGACTATGGAGAAAAAATTATAGCATATTCTCAGTCAAATGCTTATGAAAAACTAGAATTAGCGTATGCTATTACTTGTCATAAATCTCAGGGATCTAGTTCTCCAGTAGTAATTATGCTTTTAAATACTTCTCATTATATGAATTTAAAACGAAATCTACTTTATACTGGGGTTACAAGAGCTAGTCAAGCAATGTATTTAATTGCGGATAAAAAAGCTTTAGACATTGCTTTAAATAATAATTCATTGCTTCATAAAGATACTTTTTTACAGGATTTAATAAAGAATTCAAATTATACTTGACAAGTAAAAGATAATATGATATTCTATATTTAGAGAAGAAAGAGTTTTATTAAAAATTTTTTACTGTATAACAAATAAAATATAATAGTAGGAGGAATTTTTAAATGAGAGTGATTAGCGATATGGAACAAATTGAAGTAAAGAAAGATGATGGGAATATAGAAATATGGAATATTGTAGGAGAAACTGAGAATACTTTTACGATTGAAAAATGGGGAAGAGTTACTTCAATAGATAAAAAACAAGTTAAAATAAACTCTAATAATGGAAAACTTTATCTTGGTCAATTTCATCTTCCCCCAGTAGATGAAACTTTTAATAATGAAGTTCAAGAATGGGTTATGGAGGGGATTGTGTGAGTGATAAAATAGTAAAATTGAAAATTGCTTTGGATTATAAAAATCATGTGGTTGGGGTAGTCAAGATAAATAACAAAATAATTAATTATAATGCTATTTAAGAAAGAAGAAAAATAATGGAGAATATATGTTCTACTATTTCCAACCAAGTTCGTATGAGAAAAATAATCCAAGAATACGAAATAACTATAAAAAAAATCAATAAAAAAATTGAAGAATTAAGACAAAAACTAAAAGTTTTTAAAGAACAATTTCATAAAGATCCTGATAGCGTAGATATGGATAAGTGGAATCAAGCGAAGGTTTCTCTACAACATTTAAATAGCATGGTTAGAGATATGGTTTATTCAATTCATATAATGGAAGAATATCTACCTTTTGAAGAGCAAACAAGGAACAATAAACTGTGTGAAAATTATTCTAAGCAGATTTTGGATAAAAGAAGTGTTGTTGGCTATGTTCCTGATGGGGGAATAAAAATAGATAACCCTGAAGATTTGGCATGTAATATTATATTACAAGAGAAATTAAATGAAATAATAAAAACACTTCTATCATATAAACAATGGGAAACGCTTGTGATGTATTACATTTATGGTATGACGCAGAAAGAGATAGCTAAAGAACTGAGCATAGATAGGAGTACAGTGGCTAAAAGATTAGCTAGTTCTATTGAAATTTTAAGGGAAAGTGAACTTTTGAAAGAATACATTAATGAATGTAAGTAAAATTCACATTTTAGAGTTATAATTCTGCCTTATACTATATAGAGGAAGGAAGGAATATGAGAAAACAAAAGTCTAAAAGAATACATGAGAAACATTTAAAAAATACTAATTGGTCTATATACAGTGTTGCTAAAATATATAAGAGAGAAAACCCAAACTGGAGCAAGCAACAGTGTTTTAAAACCGCTAAAAAAATAGTTAAAGAATTAGATAGAATGAACTCTAATAGTTGTTATAATAATAAAAAGTATTATTCTAATGTTATTGGCTTGATAGAAGATTTTGATAATTATCAAAATCTATCACAAAATTTTGATTTATATAATTATCTTCAAGACATGAATGTAGAAAATTTGCTATAAAATAAAAAAAGAAAGGCTGAGAATATGCCTGAAAAATTATTTTTAGACACTAATGTGCTTTTAGATTATTTAGGAGATTTTGAGAATTTTTATATTTCTTCTGTTACTTACCAAGAGCTTGAAAACATAAAAGTATCTTCTAGAAAAGATGAGGATATCAAATTTAAAGCTAGACAAGCTTTAAATTGGTTAGAGAGAAATTCAAATAAATTTTATATGATAACAGTTCAAAAGGAACATTATACAACTGTAGAACAATTTGAATTAGAATGTATTAATGATTATTTAATTATTGCTTGTGCTTATAATTTAATAGGACAGGGTGAAAAGATTAAGTTTGTTACTAATGATGTTTCTTGTAAAGTAGCGGCAGAAGAAATATTTAAAATTCCTGTAATGAAGTATCGACCTGAAAAAGATGAGTATAAAGGGTGGAGAAGAATTACAGTCCCTGATGATAAATATATAGATTTTATTAATAATAATTCGATAGAAAACTATGACTTCCATACTAATGAATATATAATTGTTGATTTGGTTGATCAGAAAAATCAAATAATAGATACCGAGATCTGGCAATGGGAGGGAGAATATTTTTCATCTTTTAGAGTTAAAAATATTTCCAATCAATTTAATAAAAATATAGAACCTTTAGATATTTATCAAAAAGCATTTTTTCATATGCTACAAGATAACGACAGCCCAGTTAAAATCACTAATTCAATATATGGAGCAGGTAAAACTTTTTTAATGTTGAATTGGGCTTTGCAAGAGCTAGAAAAGAATTCAAAATTAACTCTTTATTTTATTAAACCTGATAACCCTCCTACGGGGAGGAAGAGCTTCCCAGCAATCCCAGGTGGAGTTGAAGAAAAGTGTGAACCGTTATTAGGAGTTTTAGGAGATATAACGGGAGCGTCAAGACTAGAAGATCTCTTAGATATACAACCTCGTATTAAAGTATTGCCTATTCAATTTATAAAGGGTAGAAATTTAGAAAATTCTATTATATTTTTAAATGAAGCTCAAGATTTCACTCCTAAAGAAATGGAAAGAATATTATCTAGACTATCTGATAACTCAGTCATTTTAATAGATGGATCTGTGGATCAGATAGATAACCCAATATGTATTGCAAGGAATGGACTGGAAGTGGTAATAGAGAATTTCAAAAATGAAAAAATAGCTTCTCAAGTTAATTTGATTAATGACTATAGAGGTCGTGTTAGTAAAATTATTTCTAATAAAAAATGGTAGAAAACGTTTGACAAGTAAAATATAATATGGTATAATAGTATTATAGGATAAGGAGATAATTAATGGGAAGAAGATTCATTCGTAAAGAAAATAAAATAGATTGTTGGGTACAGATGGAACAATACTTAAAAGAAAGCGATTGAGAAGTTTATAATAAGTTACAAGAAATTAAAAAATGTCATAAGTAAAACATAATATGAGGAATGAAATGGAGTGTTGTTGTTGAAAATAACAGTAACTAGAGGTTTGGCGGAGCTAAAATTATTAGACAGCAGAATAAACAAAAAGATTTTTGGAAATCAGTTCGTGTCTGCTTATAAAAAGAGTTCAGGGAAAATTGACGGGGCTGTTGTATTGCAAGATTTTGAAAAAAATGTTCAATCTAATTTTGCAAGTATAATAGATTTAATCGAAAGACGCAAAAAAATAAAAGAAGCAATTGTGAAGTCTAATGCTAATACGATAGTAGAAATTAATAATAAAAAAATGACTGTAGCAAGTGCAATTGAACGGAAAGAAAGTATACAATATGAAAAAAACTTACTAGAAGAGTTTCAAACACAATTTAGTCAGGCAAAATCTCAGATGAATAAATATAATGATGAAATGTATGAAAAGTTAGACGAATTACTAATGGTGTCATTCGGCAAAGATGGGAAACAAAAAGTTGATGAAAGTGAAATAAAGTCAATTTCTAAACCCTATATAGAACAAAATGAGTGGGTTTTGGCTGATCCTTTACAAATCGAGGAAAAAATCAAACAACTCGAGGAAGATATAGATGGGTTTTTGACAGAAGTTGACTATGCTTTGAGTATTAGTAATGCAACTACTTTTATTGAGATAGACGATTAAAAAATAAAGACAATTTGCAGCAATACGAAAATTATAAATTTTAACTCCTTTGCATTTTAGGTTAAAAATGCGCATTATTTGTAAATCATGATATTGTTAAAAAACAATAGCTTTAGAATAGATAAAAGTTCAAAGTGCAAAGGTTAAAGATAAAAATTCAAGCATTAAAGTTCGTATTTTTTCATAAGATTAGAACTCACAAGAACAAAGTTCGATTAAATCCTAGGTATAGGTTGTGGGAGGTAGTTAAATCATCCATTAATTTTCCTCTAGGCTGTATTGTTGCAAAAACCATTTTAGGAGGTTATAAATTGGCAAAGTCAAAAATTAGTAAAAAACATACTTTGAGCGTTGAAGGTGTGCTTGATTTGGAGAATGATATAACAATAGAAGTAGAAGGGTACGGGGTTTTGCAGTTAAAGGATTTATTAAAAGATTTTGATGGTGCAAATATGAAAATGATTGTTAATAAGACTGATAATATCACATAGAATATAAATTTTAACTTTCTTCTAGCAAGAATTCTCCCATTTTCAACGAACGAATGTGAGTAAGTGGTGAGTGGTTCACGACTAAACATTGTAACTGGATATATTTCTTCATATTGACAAAGTAGGAATGGTTAGGATAACCGTTCTTTTATGATAAATAAAGCAAGAAGACTCCCACCTCTTTAGGTGGGAGAGGTTCAAGCTGGTATAGTTCAATTGGTAGAACAACTGTCTTGTAAGCAGTGAGTTATGGGTTCGAGTCCTGTTGCCAGCTCCACTAAATATTTTATGACTCATTAACTCAGTTGGTAGAGTAATCGGCTTTTAACATAAACAGCAACAGAAGTCGCCCACTTACAGAAGTGGGTGATGAATGTTGCTAAAAAGTAGTGAAAACCAAACTACTAAAATTAGCCATGTAATTGGTATATCTGGGGATGGAACAGCCCTTTGAGCGTGGGTAAACTTGCTCCGATGGGAGTATTGACCACGAAGCCACCACCTCTATAGGTGGAGGTAGTTCACCCGATAAGTCTGGCGTTCGAGTCGCCAATGAGTCACCAGCATTATCCATACATTATACAATTCTTAATTTTTTTGAAAAGAGAGGAATATTCCTCTCTTTTGTCATATCTAAAGGAATAAAGGAGGAAAAGACTTTTGTTGATAGACACAAAATTTAAGAGATTATCTGATGAAACAGTTAGTGAATATATTTATAGAGTTTGTCGAAATAAAGATCTTGGAATATATGATTTAACTTGGGAACAAGTTGCAAATATATTGAATAGAGAATTGGAACTCGAATATGGAGAATCTAAATATCGAAAGCGGTATAAAGATATGCAACGTGGGATTGACATGGTAATAAGTAAAAAGGCAGATTTACAATCTCAGATGGAAGAAATGAGATTATTAAAGATGGAAATAGAGATGGAAAGAAAAAAGAAACAAACTGAAACAGTTTATTATAATAGAATTTTAAGAGAATCTGCACGACAAGAAATGGCTTATGAAAGAGTATCAAATGCCATAAAAAATGTTGAGTTGAAAGTTCCTGAATTTAAACCTCTTAAAATACAAAATAAAAAAGAAGAATGGTTGTTAGGTTTTTCAGACATTCATGCTTATAAATATTTTAAAAGTATTACTAATGAATATAATAAAGAAATTTTAGAAAATAGATTAAATTTATTATTGTCAGAGGTAGTTCAACAAATTGAAATAAATAGCATTAAAGAATTAACTATAATAAATGGTGGAGATTCATTAGAAGGAATGATTAGAAATAGTCAATTACAAAGCTTAGAACTTGGGGTAATTGAAACTGTTATAGAATTCCAAAGATGGATGTTAGAATGGCTTAATCGTCTTTCTAAATATGTAAAAATAAAATATATACATCTTATTAGTGCTAATCATACTCAAACACGCCCTCTTGGATCAAAAGCAGACCAATTCCCTAAAGAAGATATGGAAATGATCATTGCTAATTATTTAAAAGATATGACTAAAGACCATCCTAGAATTGAAGTTGTTGTTCCTGAACATGATTTTGTTTTGTTCGATATGGCGGGATATAAAATCATTGCTCATCATGGACACAGAATCAAAGATCCTCGAAAATATGTAGAAAGAATGAGTAGAAAATTAAGAGTTTTTATTGACTATGGAATATTTGGACATTTACATTCAGAAGCCATAATCTCCATAGATGAGGGGTGGGATAATGATTGTGAAATTATTAGATTGCCTAGTATTATAGGCACTGACCCATATGCTGATAAGTTATTAGAAGGGGCTAAGCCTTCAGCTATATTACTAAGGTTCGAGGAGGGTAAAGGTAGAAACCAAGAGAATAAATTCATTTTAACATAAAGAGTAAAGAGGAGGAGTCAAATGGACATTACAAAAAAGACTTGTTCTAAGTGTAAAAAAAGAAAAAAGTTCCCTGACTCTTTCTATTCTAATAGAAATAACATACAAGGTCAAAGAGTTGATTTTTGGTGTAAAAAATGTGTTCAAGATTTTTGTAGTAGTAAAGATGAATTAAAAAAATATTGCGAAGAGAATGGGCGGGTTTATAAAGAAGAATTATGGGAAACCGCTATTGAGCAAGCCAAAAAACAATTAACTAAGAACGAACAATATTTAAAGGCTAATAATAAAAAACAGTTAAAAATGTTAGTAGACAAAACAATATCTCGTTATTTTCAGCAAATGAATAATAATCAGTGGTATGAATTTGATGAATTATTATTAATCAAGAATTCTGTTAATGGGCAAGTAGAACAAGTTTCTACTAAACAAGCAAGAAATTCTAAAGTTGAAATTGAAAAAACTGATAAAGCAGAAAAAGATAATGAGGATAATAGTATTCAACAAAAAATTTTTTCTCCAGAGTGGTTGGGAGAATATACTCTTGTTGAGTTGCAAAAAATGAATACTATGATGGAAAACTATTTAGATACTTATGAGTTAAATCCTTTTGACCAAGATAATGTAAGAATGACAATTCAAACTTATATTTTAATCCAGAGAGAAATGAATAAGATCAGTCAAGGCAAAGGGGATGTCAATGAGCTTAAAAGATTAAGTGATGTTTATTCTAAATTAAGTACAGATACTCGGTTGAATAAAAAACAAAGAGGCTTGGCTGGAGATGCTGATGGACGAAATTCTTTTACTCAAATGGTAGACGAACTTAGTCAAAAAGGAGTTATCCCTAAAAAAGGTTGTAATGAAAAAGATGAATTAGAAAAATTATTAGATTGTAATAATCAGCTTTTAGCTGATATTTTTTTTGGAATGGGTTATAACGATGCAAAATATAAAAATATTTTAGGTTCTGAAGAACAAGCTGAAAATGAAAAAGGTGAGAATGATGGTTAAATCATTTTCTCCCTTATGTAATGTAGGCTGTGTTCCACGCTCTGAAAAACTGGACACGAATATTAATTTAATGTTAGCAAATTTAGATGAACATATTCCTGAAAGTCAAAGAGTTAAACCAATCATAACAAAGAAAGAACAAATAACTGCTGAATTAATTGCATATTGGAGACAACGACCTGATGAATGTTCTGAGCAATTGTTAGGAATCCGATTAAATAATTATCAAAAGATTTTGATTAGAGATTCATGGAATAAGAGATTTGTTATGTGGTTGTTATCTAGAGGGTTAGGCAAATCATGGTTGGGAATGTTGTATTTAGTTTTAAAAGCTATTTTATATCCTAATTTATTAATAGGCATTGTTTCTCCCACTTATCAGCAGGCTAAAAGAGTTTTATTAGATAAATTTGAGAGAGAAATTCTACGAGATTCTCCTTTTTTATTATATGAGTTTGAATATAGCAATTTTAAAAAATCACAAGCCGATACATCGGTTACTTTTTATAATATGTCTAGAATTAAAGCAGTTTCTGCTGGTCAGAGTGATGATAGCAGTCAGCGTGGAGATCGTTTTCATATTTTGCTATGTGACGAGTATGCTCAAATACGAAAAGAAGTTATAGATAGAGTTATTAATCCATCTATGAATAATAAGGTAGGGTATAAAGTTGGACAAAAAAATAATTCTAATACTATTCAAAATCAGATTATTATAGCTTCTACTGCATTTTATCGTTTTAATCATTTATGGAATGAGTTTGTTATTTATTTAGATAATATGCTTAAAGGGAATAAAGATTATGTCGTATATACATTCCCTTATCAAGTAGGGATAGATGTTGGCTTGTTTGATGAGGTGTTTATAGAAAAAGAGAGGCAAAGAATGAGTCCAGAGGATTTTGAAATGGAGTATTGTAATTTTTTCCCTTCAATTGGAGAAAATAGCTGGATTCAATTTGATGATTTAATGAATTGTGCTGATTTAGATTGTTTTTATTTTAAAGGCGATGATAAATATGAAACTATTATTTCAGTAGATGTTGCTGTTGCAGATGGAGGAGATAATTCATGCTTTAAAGTTGGTAAGATTATTCCTCGAAGTAATGGAGATATGGAAGTTGATGAAGTAAGAACCATTACTACGAATGGAATGAGCTACGAAAAACAACATGATATTTTAAGGCAGCTTCTTAAAGATTATCCAAATACAAAGAGAATTTTTATGGATATTAATGGAGTTGGTCAGGGTCTTTATCAAGAGTGTACAAAACCTTATTGGGATCATGAAGATCAAAAAGAATTGCCCCCACTTATAGCAATTAATGATGAAGAGGCTGTTAGAAATATTCCTAATGGAGTCCCTCTTATTTATAGCATTTATCCCAGTATAGAATTTAATCATAAAATGGGAGTTCTTTTAAAAACTTATACTCAAAAGAATTGGTTGCATATGTATCATGATGGGACTCGTGAAAATAAAGAAAGTTCTTTAACTTTAGAACAAAAATCTCAAATTCTTGAAGCCGAAGCAACTCGTAGAGAGGTTTTAAAAATAGAAGCAACCCCTTCAGGTACTTATTTTAAATTTGGTCTTTCTTCTCAATTAGCTAAATCTAAAGCTGGAAGAAAAGATAGGTGGTCAGCTCTATGTATGTTAATTTATGGAGCTAATATGATTAAGGAAGAAAAGCAAGAAGAAAACAGAGGGAACTTTTGTACTGGAGTTGCAATGAGATTTTAACTTTCTTCTAGCAAGAATTCTCCCATTTTCAACGAACGAATGTGAGTAAGTGGTGAGTGGTTCACCTAAATGAATGGAGGTGAGGTATTGGAAGAGCAAGAAAAAACGCTAGAGTTAGAGGAAAAAAAGAATGATAATATGATTTTTGGTGTTCGCTTAAATCAACGTGATACTGATGGAATAAGTGTTGTAACTTCTTATGAATCAAAATTTCAACCTAATGGAGATTTGAAAAATTTCTCTTTAGATAAAATTTTAAAAAATAAACAAAAGAATATATATCAGATTTATGAATTAATGAGCTACTATGTTGAAGCTGACCCTATATTTGGGTCTGCAATTAAAAATGTTCTTACCCCTTTTTCAGTAAGTGGTTGGTATTTACAGGGGGGTTCAGAAGAAGTAAAAAGAGAATATGAAGAATATTTTGATGAGATAGAATTAGATGATCTTTTATATGGTCTTTTTTATGATTTGTATCTGTATGGGAATGTTTTTCTTTATGATAGAGAAGATGGTTTTATAGAAATATTACCCCCTCATAGGATTGAAATTATGGATATAAAAAGGAATAACGAACCTATCTTAGCTTATAAAGTACCAGAGTTAGAAAAACGTAGAGGCAGTGTTACTGAAAAATTCCTTAAAACTTTAGAGATTAAATATAAAAAAGGTTATCCTTTAGAAATTCTTGAAGGAATTAAAAGAAAGGAAAAAACAATACAGCTTGATCCAGAAAAAGCTTACGCTATACAATCGCCTAAATCATTATGGGAAAAATATGCTATGCCTATGGGAACTTCAATCTTAAAAACATTTTCTAAAAAGAATCTAATTAGTGAAGCTGAAAATGCTAGTATGAATTTTAGAATGAAAAGTTTTTTGCATGTTAAAGTAGGAGATGAAAAAATCCGCTCTAAACCCAACGAAGATGAACTGATTAATATGGGTTTAGTATTTAAAGATGCGATTAATGGTTTTCCTTTAGCTGTTACAGCTTGGAATGTGGATGCTGATTGGGTTAGAATTCAAGACGAATTTTTAACTAAAGAAAAAAGGTATAATGATGTAAACAGTGAGATCCTTGCCGCTTGTGGGTTGGCTAGTATTGTAGTAACAGGAGATTCCGATGGAACTTCTTTTGCGGCCGCTCAAATTAATACTTCTATGGCAGAAAAAAGAATAGAACAGAATCAAAAAAAGATAGTTAATTTTTTACACAAGATTATGTATAAACGTGCAGAAGAGTGGGGTATCTCTGAAGAGAATATTCCTAAATTTATGTTTCAAAAAGTTAGTCTTAGAGATAACAAAGATGCGATGAATGAAATTCAGTCGTTGTTTAAGTTAGGTTTGGTTGGTTATCAAACATCTTTAGAAACTTTAGGGTATGATTTTGAGCAAGAAAAACAAAGAAAAGCTCTTGAAAATGAAGAAGATGCTCAAAGTATATTTACAATACCTCCTAGTTTTGACACTCAATCTGGAAAAGATGATCCTAATAAAAACGGGAGACCTGAAAAAGATGACAGTGACAGAGCTAGTGACAAAAATAAAAGCTTAACAGGGAAAAGTCCTAAGCCCTCAACGGAGTAAGGAGGTGAGAATAGATGGGTCAAGATAGAATTGAAGTTAATTGTCCTATTGTATCTTTAAATGACAGTAACGATATTTATATGATAGTAGATTTAATAATTTTAACATCTGATGTAAATTTAAATAAAGTTAGATTTACTCCAGATTTTATTGAGTATGTTGTAGAAAATCAAGAGTTTTATTTGGGGACTCCTGTAGTGGCTGAAACAGACAAGTTAGAAAGCAAAAAATATAATAATTTAACTCATGCTTTTGATGGGAGTTTTCATACAGAGCAAATTGGTTCGTTTTTGTCTTTCTCTAGTAAAGAAGAAGATGGAGTTACTTATTTATTAGGAAAAGCTCGTATTGAAAAAAGATATGTACAAACCTGTGAGGCTATTAAAGAGCTATATGCTTCAGGAGATTTAAAATTTAGTTGTGAGGTTTTTGTGGGCAAATATATAGACAGAGATGGTTACCAAGATATTCCGAGAGATGAAAATAATGAACTTATTGGAGTATGTGTAGTTTCTAGACCCGCAGAAACCAGAGCGACTGCTTATGCTTTAGTTGCTGAAGCGTTGAATTGTGATTTAGGAGGGAAAATAATGAAAAAAACATATAAGGATTTTTTTAAAGATACTGTTGTTAGTATGGAGTTGGCTGAATTAGACTTAGGACAATTAGAAAAAAAAGTTTTTAATAAACTGAGTGAGCAAATGGGAGAAGATTTATGGGATTATTATGCTACTGATTTTTTAATGAGTGGGATAATTCTTCAACATTATAAGACTGGGGATTATTATAAAGTAGATTATAAAGTTGAAGGTGACGATATTACTCTCGGCGAGTTATACAAAGTGAGTAAAGTATATCTTCCAATTGAAAAAGATATTGAAGTAATAGAAACTAAAATTGAAGAACTAAGTCAAGGAATTGAAAAACGAGATAAAATTATTGAGTCTTTAAATGAAGATATTAAAACTAAAGATGAAATTATATTAGAAAAAGATACTAATATTGCTTCTATCGGTGAAACACTTAAAGACAAAGAGAAAATTATTAACGAATTACAAGAATATAAAGATAAGTATTTAGAGAAAGAAAAAATAGAAATACAGGAACAAAAAAAAGCACAGAAAGAAGCTCTTAAAGAAAAAATAAGTAAATTCTTTTCTGAAGAAGAGATGGAAACAGATGAAATTAAAAAAGCAATTAATGAAATAAATGAAGTAAAAGTTAATAGTTTAATTGCTGATAGAGTAGTTAAAATGTCTGAACAAGAAGAACAAAAAAAGCATAAAAATAAACATTTGTTATCTTCTCGTATTACTGATGAAATAACAGTAGGTAATTCAGATTTAATTAGTAGATATTTGTCTTAATTTTAATTAAATTTTTTCAATACTTAAAGGAGGAAAAATAACATGGCTGCTATATTAGGAAATGGAGTAGATACTTTTGTTTCTAATCTAAAATTGAAAGGAAATTCTGTTAAAACGGGGACTTTTGTTGAACCAGATTTCAAGAATGGAACTGCTTCTTTACCAGTTACTCAAGATGCCGCTGATAAAGGAGATTTGTATGTGGTTCTTAATGAAAATGATACGGTTTTAGAAGAAATGGTGACTGATTTTGATTATGAAGTAAAAGAAGGTACTGCTCTTAAATTGAAAAAAATGCAATCTGGGGAAGTTCTAATTACTACTGAATTTGAGAACACAGTTCAAAAAGGAGATGTAGTTGCTCCTACAGCTAAAGGTATATTAGATACAGTAGGTGAAACTCGTACTCCTAAAATTGTTTTTACAGTAAAAGACAAAAAAATGATGTGGGGAGTTCCTGTAATATATGCAATAAGGAATGAATAATAGGACAAGTAAAAAATAATAATTTTGACTAAAAAAACAGCAATAACTTTTGAAGGAGGAAGTCTAAATGGGAATTAAAGATTGTAAAGCAGTGGAAATATTTTCTGCAAAATTAAATAATGAAATAACTGAGAAAGAAATAGAATTGCAAGAGGCGAGAGAGGCAACTAAATTATTGGCTCAAGAGTATATAAATACTCATGATACGGGTATTCGTACAGAATTAGCTCAAATGACCGCTTATACTGTGGATGAAGCTTTAAGAGATAGAACTAATTATATAGATCTTATTGCTGATCGTAAAGATGTTGATTATGGAGAAAAAGCTATTTTTGTAACTGAGCTTGACGGTCTAACAGCAGATATTACTGCTAAAGGGGTAGCGGCAGAAAGAAGTACCGACAAGAGGAAATATGATACTGTAGAGACTAAATTTGTATCAACAAGACCTTATCTAGGTTTTATGGATATCGCTACAGGCCGTATAGAATTTGATAAGATGGCAGAGCGAGCAGTTGATAAAATTGATCAGCGTATTGTACAAGAGCTTGAAGAGACTATGTATAATTCTTTCTCTACTTTTTCTAGTCCTAACTATGCTAAAGGTACAGGGGTTGAGCCTGCTGTTTTAGACGAACAGATAGATGCTTTTATGCGTTTGGGCGGAGTGTCTTTGGTGGGTGATGTTCAGGCTATTGGTAAAATTACTTCTATTGATGGGTTTGATAGAGTTCCTGATGAAATGATTATGAATTATAATAAGAATAGACATTTAGGGATTTATCGTGGAGCTAATGTTGTTCAGTTGATTAATCCTCTTATAAGGGGTAGTTTAACAGACACTATGCTAAGAAGAGACTTGATTTATATTGTACCATCTGGATCTCCAGAAATGAGACCTCTAAAGGTTGTTTTTGAGGGCGATATGGTTATGAGAGAGAGAGAAAACTTTGAAGATGGTTCTTATGAGATGGTACTAGGCAAACACTTTGGTGCTAAAGTAATAGGTGCTGAAAAGTATCTAGGTCTATATGAAATTCAATAAAGGAAAAATAATTAACGAGAGGACTACTCTCGTTAATTATTCTTTAAAATAGTTGATTGTTGCAAGGAGGAATAAAGGGTGGCTAAAAAACAGGTAAAAATTTATAACAAGAATCCATTTGATGTTGGGATTAGACTCCATAATTGGGCAAGGGGTAGAAAAATTAGAGGGATTGATCCTTTAACGGGAAAAGTTTCTTTTATATTTTTAACTGAAGATGAAACATTAGAATTACATTCTATGTGTAATATGTTTATAGATGGTACTTTAACTGTAGAAGATGTCGAAGTTAAGGAGCTTTTGGGATTGACAGAAGATAACTACAATGCTTATTCTGAAGAAGAAATTCAAAAAGTGTTAAAATTAGCTCCATCTAAATTAAAAAAAGAAATTGAGAAATTTACTGAGCCTT